TAGATATGCCAATCCAGAGGTCATCACGCAGCGCATCCCCTACGGTTCCGCTTATCGTGTAGAGGGTTCCGACGGCATCTCCTGTCGTATTCAAAACGGCGCACATATCCTGGTCTGCGCCCGTCTCGGTGGGGTTGAACACCAGCTTGGTGTTATTCGCCTGAGTCTGCATGACAGTCGTTACCTCACCGATAATGGCAGTCAGGTAGATGCGCCCACCCGTTATGGTAAACAGTGCAGCGTCCGTGCTTTGCGGCAGCGAGGCCGTGGCTTTGTCCACCCGAAATCCTAGCTGCCCAACCTCAGTTAGCCGCTGGCGGTTCGTGTTTGTGTCAGCCATTTATACTCCCTTGTTACGAGATTCCTTGAGCATCTTGTCCATCGTGGGCTGCTCCTCTGCCTTTGCATATCGAGCAGCCACGACAACCTTTGCGTCATTCTGGCTCAATCCCTGTTCGTCCATGACGGCCCAGACCTCATGGACCCATGCAGACGGGTCAAGGTCGTTAGGGATGTTGTTCTTGTTGCCAGATATTACCCTGCTCATGCTAGGTGTTGATGTCCACATAGACCTGCGCCCCACTGGAAGCTGCGCCCTGTAGTTCCTTCTGGGGGTAGGCATAACCATAGCGAATCACCGAAATCGTTATATTGTCTGTGCCGCTATTTCCCCCCTCCGCAGCGTAGAGCCTGACAAAATCAAACCCGTTGTCCGTGTCCAAGTCTTCGCCACGAATCTCCACGATGGCGAAATTATCCGCAGCGTCAATCGGAGAATCCGTGTCATAATTTCCACCCGAAGCGTCCGTCGTGAGGTCTTTTGCACTGGTTCCAGACGAGTCTGTGGCCTGTTGAAAACGGAACTCATCAAGATCATCTGAGGCGTTCCATGTGGCTCCGATAACCGCTATGCCCATTGCTCTGGCATAGTTCTTCATAGACAGCCACCCACTGGTGACATTCGTCCCACCAATGTCAGCCGTTTCAATAACAGTTACTGTTGCGTGTTCACTCAATCTCTGAGACATATCGTCCTCCTATTGCTCGTGTCAGGGGCTAAGTTTTGCTCCCTGCACCACTAGGCTTTCGGCCTCTCGGCCCACTCTTTCGCCGCCTTATTGTCCATCGGTGCATTGCACCTTTTGCAGTTTGGCGGGAATTCCTTTTCGTCGTAGTCCGATTTCCCGCAATGGGGGCAGACCGCCTTCAGGCCAGCCCCTCCAGGGGCTTCAATCATGTTAATCATCCGCGCCTCCTTATGACCTGGTTGCCAGATTTACGAATGGGCTGAGGGTGTTGCTGCCGTTCCTGGGGGTCAGGGCCGACTCCAGCCAGGGGCGACCGTCCACTCGCTGCGTGAATCTCCAGACGGTCTCGTCGTTCTGGAACCTAACATGAGGACTGGCAGCCATGCTGAGGCTCTGCCTGTCCCCGATGACGTAGTAGCCGAAGTCCACGAAAAATAGGTCACCAGCAGTCCCAAGGGTCTGGCATTTCTCGCTCAGGATTAGCGGCCTTCCATAGATGGCCGCTGGGGCTGCCCCTGCCATGTTATTCATCATCACGGCAGACCCGCCCGTGCCAACGCTGCGGGACATAGATACTATCTGTGGCAGAGCGTCAGGGTGTGCCAACCAGACCGCCCGACCACGGCTGGAGGGGAGCATCCTGCTGTACATCTTGTCGATATTCTCAGTGACAATTGTGGTGGCTGCTTGCCCCGTCTCCTTGGCTACCGTCACCAGGGCATCGGCATTGATTATGCCGACGGGCTGTCCTGCCCCCACGCCATTTATAAAGGCATCGTCCTCGAAGTAGGCCAGCGCAGCAGGGAAAAGTCGCAGCAGCAGGGCCTCCAGCGAGATGGCTGCGTCAGCCAGGAGTTCGTTTGCTGCACTGGTGTAGCCCGTCAGCTTCTTGGCTGTTAGCTGCACCCTGCCGAAGCTGGGTTCGCTGCTGGTGTAGCTCCCGCTCTCAGGAGTCCAGTAACCCCTCACACCGCCGTATACATTCGTAGCGTGGGTCGTGTCCACGATGGTCGGCAGGGCAAGGGTTAAGCTCGTCATGGGGAGTCGGAACGCCCTGGAGCGTACCACAGAGTCCTCCAAAGGCCAGGAGTTGCGTGGTGAACTGCTCTGGAACCAGGAACCCTCCCTGGTCGCCCTGCCCCTCACCCAACACCTTGAGCCGAGCGTCAAACCCGCTGCGGCTGATAGTCCCTGGGGCCATTGTGGTGAGGAACTCACCAAAGGATTTATACTGCCCGTTCATGCCCTTCGCTTCACGGGCGAGGTCAATCTTGGCCTCGTCTTTACCTTGCCACCCACCGCCGAACTCCTTGCCCTGCATGGTTGCGCCCTCTGCAATGGCCTCCTCGGACATCGGGGGGCGACGCACTGCCCCATCCCGCAGCGCAGTCTCCATCTGCTCCTTGACTGCCTCGCCAAGGACTTCCTTGGAGCGGTTAGTCACATAGTCGCTGAACCGCTCTGGGCTATTCAGCAATGCTTCTAGGTCGCTTTGAGTCTGTAAATTATCGGACATCTCTACCGTCCCTCCCTGTAATTTGGCATTACCTGTCTGATAGCGTCCCGCACAATGCTGCTCGCATCGGGCAGGGGTGCGGTGGCATCATGCTGGTGGTTATGAGCCAGCCGTTGCAAATCGTCCTGAATCAGGGCCATGACCTTGAGAGCAATAGCATCTGTGTCAACAGGTGCTTGCATGGGATACGCTGCGTATTCCCGTCGTGGGGCGACGTTATACTCGACGGTAATGTCGCCCAACATCTCCTCCACAAGCACCTCCACATCGGGATGCAGGTTCATGCCCTTCATCGCTTGGAGTGCCTGGGGATTGCTGGGGACTGTGACCTGGGACACCTCAAGCAGTTCCTGTCCCTGGTACTCATAGGATAGGTTGCCACCTGCCTCTATCTGTTTCGCCTTAGCCATATCAGGGACGAACCCCACGCTGAAGGCTGCTCTACCCTTCGTGGCTAGCTTGAAGCCCCAGTCGGCCTCCTCGTTACCCTCTCCGATGTAGTATTTAGCATGACCGACAAGCTGGTTATCCTCTACCGCCATCCGTGTCCACTCGCCTATCTGATTTGTTAGCCCCCGATAGTTATGGCTGGACAGGAGAATCGGGTGAGCCGAGAAGTGGGTCAAGTCCCATCCCGCCTGCCGTATGATGTCCCCGTCCCTGTCCACATCCTCTGTGGATACCACGGCACTGATTATCCCAGCCTCCTCGTCCAATAATCGGAGTGCGGTGGGGCGCACGAACTTCGTGATATGCGTCATCCTGCTCCTTGATATAAATACAAAAAGCCCATTTAAGTCAGGCAGTCGTGCCGCTCAAATGGGCCTCAAATGGGCCTCTGGGTCTATGCAGTTTGGGATACGATAGCAGTCCCGTAGGGGCCTGTCAAGCTATCCTCTCCTCCTTACAATGCCGACAGTGGATACGGGTTCCTGGATGGACATCTCGGCCCAGTAACCGCTTACACCCAGAGCAACGGAAGTCTCTCAGGACAGTCGGGCTGTGCGCCCTATCACTTGGACGGGTTCCCGCAAACGGTATCTCCACATCTGCCCCCACCTCGCTGGTACGGTATCGCACATTGCAGCGGCAGTTCGGGTGCTGGGGAATCGTATCAACGCCACTCTGGAAGTTGTTGGCAATCGCAATCCACCCCTGGCCTTCGTTATCTAAACAATGGTCGGAGACTAAATCATCCCCCTGAGTGACCCATCTCTTCTCGTCCCTGCCCTGATGCTCCGCTGCCTTGAACGCCCCCTGCCCCAAGGCCGTCGCTGTTTCTGTACGGGCGATGACCATAGCCCTATCTGGCGAGAACACATGGTCGCCGACTATACGCTCGGCAAGCACAGACATACGCTCCCCTTCCATAATGGACTGACCGACTATGGCTCGCACCCTTTCCCTGGTGGTATTGGTGATGTTGAGAATCTGCTCGCTCCCCCGTGTCCTGGCATACTCCTCGGCCTCTCTCTGCACGATGCCCATCGGCCCAGCAGGGAACTCGGCGACGAATGAGGCTGCATAGGCTCTGGTCAGTTCTTCGACAAACTCGTCCAGGTACTTGGCTTCCCAGTTCCAGTCAAACCCGTCCACATCGGCAACGTCTAACTTGGTGACAATCATGCC